AAGCGACCACAAGGCAGACAGCCACGTCTAGAAGACCAGAAGAAGGCGAGGGCTATGCGTCTGAAAGGTAAGACATATAAAGAGATCTCTTTGATAGTACTAGGACGATACGATAAAAAGCAAATGTATCGATGGCTTTCTGGTATCAAAAAGAAGGTCAAAAAGTTATCCCCAGATTTACAAGAATAATATTTGACAGGTAGGCATAAAGGTATATACTACAGTTATCAGTCAAACCTGTTATACACGATTACCAAATTTCTGAACTTTGACAACTAAATACTGTTACTAAATAAGAGACTGTTTAGTAGATTTTAAAAGATCGTGGTAACAGATATATCGTTCGACTCACTTTTCAAGACCCTAGCTTACGAGGCTAGGGATGTATAAAAAGTGATTACGTCGAACAATATATCTTGCAATACTGCTAATTAATTAAGCCTACAAACCTACAAAACAGCTCTCAACAGGGCTGTTTTTTCTTATTTAGGTCAGTTACGAGGTAGTGATTTTACTTATCATTTTGTCGCTACTTCATAACTGCCAGCCCAGCAGTTTTAATCATGTGTTCGTTCACCTTCTCGAAAGAGAAGGAGTATATCTTCTACCAAAGAATGCCACCTTCCATCTCACATGATGGGAAGGTGAACGAAGGGCATAAATCATCATCATGAAAAGAGCAAAGTATGTAGATTTTGAAATGTACAACATTTCGATAAAGGAAACCTACGAACGAGTAGAGATCCTAGCAATGGTCGGAGTCGGGATAGCAGTGACAGCTTTCTGGTATTTAGAAGCCTTTGTAACCCCATATCTCTAATGGAAATAAAACAACCAATAACCTATAGGCCACGAACGAAAGAACAGTGGATAGGAGTGATCACGGATCAACCAGTACTTAAAGCCTCATTTAGCGAGGACTTAAAAGAGATGTGTCCACTTTGCAGAACCCCAATGCGAGAACTCAACGAGGACTGTCAAAAGCCTCATTACCACACACCAAGTAGAAAACCTGAAAAGGAATACGAGCACGAAGAAAACATTTAACCAGAATTAGCTCAACGAGCTAATCAACAAAACATATGACAAAAATACTAAACAAAAAAATAAAAGGTGCGAACAGACACTGGAAAAACTTTATAGATAAAGATTACCTAGGAAGTCACAATTTAGAAAAAGGAGAAGAAATGCTACTTACAATCGAAAAGTTTGTAGGTGAAGAAGAAGTCAAAGGAACTGACGGTAAAGCAACTATGAAAATGGTTCTTTACTTCAAAGAAGATGTGCCAAAGATGATCTTAAATATCACGAACGGTAATACGATCGCATTACTTTACGGAACTCACCCAGAAGACTGGGTAGGGAAGAAAGTACAAATCTTTGCAACACCGGTAAAAGCTTTCGGAAAGGTTCAGGACGCTCTAAGAATTAGAGACGTAATTCCTAAAGCACCAGTAGATAACAAAGATGCTCTAGCAAAAATCAGAACTGCTACATCTAAAGAAAATCTAAAAGAAATCTTCTTGTCACTGAGCCAAGCAGAACGAAACAATGCGGAGGTCGTAAAGCTTACCAACGAACTTAAAGCTAAATATGAAAGTACACAACAATCTTAAACAGGGTACACCTGAATGGTTAGCTTTTCGATTTGAGAAAGTATCAGGAACACGTTTTGGCCGAGCAATTTCTAGCAAAAAGGACGTTAGACAAGGTTTAATCTTCGATCTTATCGCAGAAAAATACTCTACTCACAAAAAAGAAAACTATGCTTCACCAGAAATGGCACGAGGCACTGACGAGGAGAAGTTCGCAGCCGAGGCATACGCTGAACGGTTCGATGTAGAACTAGAGGTCGTAGACATTTGCCAACATGATACCTATGACTGGCTTATGTTTTCACCTGATAGATTTACTAACAATCGCAAGAAGTATCTGGAGATCAAATGTCCGGATTCAGCAACGATGGTGGGGTACACAATCGACGGAAAGATACCATCTAAATACCAAGGGCAAGTGCTTCTAAGTTTCATTGTGAACGAAGAGCAAGAGGAGGCAGAGCTAGTGATCTTCGATGCTCGTTTCAAAGAATATAAGCATCAAATGACAGTGATTAAGGTGACGAGAGAAGAGTCAAAGGAGGCTATTGAGGACGCTAAAAAGAAACTCGAACTATTCAGAAAAGAATGGGAAGAGGTAGACAGGGTTTATCAAGATTTAATTTTCTAAGTATGAGAGAAATAAAGTTCCGAGCATGGGTAGAAAGTATAAGTAAGATGGTTGATTGGGAATATATCAAATATAGATCCGATTGCGGATCAGTCCTATCAGGAGGTTATGAGGGATATAAACCAATGCAATTCACAGGCCTGAAAGACAAGAACGGTAAAGAAATCTATGAGGGGGATATTGTAAATGCGAGATTGATGAAGGGCGATAATCATACATATAAGCATGTTGTCGAATTTATCACATATCCTGCTCCGATGTTTGCTATCAATGGACGCCAAATGAATGATGATGAATTTGAAATCATCGGCTCAATTTACGAGAACCCAGAACTAATTAAATAAAACATTATGTATTTAAACAAAGCATTTGTAGTAGGAAACCTCACACGAGATCCAGAGTTAAAAGCATTACCTTCTGGAATGTCGGTCACTTCATTCTCAGTCGCAACAAACAGAGTTTGGAAAGATAAAGAAGGTGCAAAGAAAGAAGAAGTGGACTTTCACAACATCGTAGTATTCGGAAAACAAGCGGAAAGTTCTGCTCAATATCTTAAGAAAGGGTCGCAAGTTCTTATCGAAGGACGTATGCAAACAAGGTCTTGGGACGGTCCAGACGGTCAAAAAAGATACCGAACAGAGATAGTTGCGGATCAAGTAACTTTCGGCGCTAAGCGGTCAATTTCAGAGGTTCAGGACACACAAGAACAAACTAATACAAGTGAAGGAGTAGATGCTCCAGCTGATGAAATCAATCCACAAGATATTCCATTTTAAATCTAACAACTAAATAAAAATAAAATGCCTAAAGAACTTCAGGAAGCTTTGGCAGATTACCAAGAAGCATTGATGAATAACATTAATGCTTCTAGTGTTTTAACTAAAGCAACAGAGACCAAAAAGCAGACTTACAACGCCCTCATGTTAGCAAATAAAAATCTTCAATCCCTCGTTAGAGAATTAACAGATAACGGCTACTAATATGGCACAAAAGCTTTCCACACGAAAAAGGAGATCTACGTTCGAGAAGAAGCCTACACAGTGTCAAGTTATCTATGACACTTTATGTGAGGCGATGTTATCCGGGGACACAGAGTGGGTAAATGGGAGGTACTTCAACGACACAAAGAAGTTCTCACAATACCATACAAGGATATGGGAGTTGCAGCAGGAGTTGAGACTAAAAGGAGCTGATATAGAAGCTAGTCAAGTGGTCGACAAGTACGGATTTAAAAGCTACCGGCTTGTAAAGAAATAAGCATGCAAGAACAAGAAATTGTTCAAGAAGAGAGAATGCAGGTGCGAGATGAAAGAGGGGAACATAGAACACATGTTGACAACATGCTAATTAGAGATTATGGCTGGTTGATCGGAGCAAATACAATAGGTGTTTACGTTGCTTTGTTGATGCACGCTGACAAACATCAAAAATGTTATCCGTCAATAAAATCTCTTGCAGATATGACCGCACTGTCTAACCCTACTGTCATCCAATGCCTTAAACTTCTTAAATTCTTGAAGATCATAGATGTTGTCCAATTAGGTAAAACTTGTACCAATCGCTACTGGATGCTTGATAAGAAAAACTGGAGAAAAGATTTCGATGTGATGTTAAATGATTTAACTACAGGTGAAGTAAACGTATTTAATCCCAGTGGTAAAACAGTTTTACTTCAGAGGTTAAATGGTTTTACTTCTATAGTAATAAGACCCAATAGTAATAAGACCCATAGTAACAATCTTGCGAGCAAAGCTCGCGGAAAGGTTAAAAAAGAAAAGAGACAACCCAAGCCGATAATCTGGAGTGAGTACCTAAAGGCGATGGACGACGATTCTAAAGATCATATCCAACTTATAAGTTATTACTTTCAAAGAAAGAATTTGAAGTTTGATACTGACCTCGAAGTTGAAGCTGCGATTTCTCGTCACTCACGATATGCAGTAAAGATTTGCCAAGCTTTTCCAAAGGCCAAGGTATTTACAGCTTTTGACAAGGCTTTGAGCAAGTACGGTCGGGAAGTGACATTGGAAACCGTTTACAAGGAACTAACTAAATAACCATGGCCTACAAAGACAAAGATGTAGAAGAGTTTGATAAACCAGCTCCGTTTGCTCATGAGTCGTTTGGCGAAGTAGACTGGCGAGCTTTCGACGCAAGAATGAGAATACAGTACAAACTTCCGACTGGATTCGACACCACAAAGTACTTAATCGATAACCAAGCTTTGAACTGGAAGAAGTCACCACTTGATCGTTATCACCCGGTGAAAGATACAAAGCTCTACACAGAACTGACCGACAAGATTTCTAAGTGGCAGTCATGGCTAGCGAGAAAAGAGTACGGTGAACGAAAGCAAGTGGAAGGTCTAGATCAAATAGCCCAAGAAATGCAACTATGACCACCTTCCTAGCAACCGCAAAGAACGGAAAACTAGATTTTGGAAGTAGTGCAAATCAAGCCCGACTAACTGAATTTCTTAAAAAACATGAAGGAAAAACTTTACGCCTTACACTACCAAAAACAGTTCGCAGTCTTTCGCAGAACAACTTTTATTGGTTATTTTTGGGAGTGATTGAAAAGGAAACCGGTAACGATGCTCAAGACCTCCATGAATACTTTAAAAGGGTGTTCTTACCTCCTAGGTTCACCAAGGTACTAGGTAAGGAGATAAAGCTACCAGCAAGCACCACAGGGCTAACCAAGGCAGAGTTTGGAGACTACCTGGACAAGATTTGTGCAGAAACAAATGTACCGATCCCGGATCCAGTATTAGCAGGATTTCAACCAAATTACTCAGTATGAAAAGAACAGGGTTTAAACCAAAGCCACGTAAGCCACTCAGGCGTACAAAGCTAAGAGTTGTAGGAAAGTCAGACACGGCAGATTTAAAAAAGGATATACAGGCAGTGCTAAGAGAAATAGTAATACTCCGAGACGGAGGATGTTTTCTAAGACACTTTCAGAATGAGATCACACCGAAGTACAGGAATTGTGGAGGCTACAGAAACGATGGGCAACTGATACTACAAGCAGAACACCTCCATTCTCGTGGAAACGCTAACAGCTTTTCAGATAGTCGCTTGGTGGTCTGTTGTTGCCAAAGACACCACATCTACTACAAACCAGAGTTTAGTGACGAGTACAACGACTTAGCAAAAAAATACATAGGAAAAACCAATACTGCTCTATGGCAGAGGGTAAAGGAGGATAGGAGTCCTCACAAAGTAGATCTAAAACTAGAACTGCTCGCATTACAAAGTGAATTAAAAAAATTAAAAGTTCTTTATGCCAGCAAAAAAGCCGAAAACAATAACTAACGCCCAGATAGCAAAAGCATTAAAAAACAGACCACTTAAACTTTCAAAGATCGCCCTAAAAGAAACAGTAGTCTACGTGATCGCAGATAGTAAAGGCCGATGGAATATCAGAGATTGCTACACCGAGCAAGAAGTGCGAGACATCAAGTTGAGTAAGGGAGAGGTGATCGTTAAAAGAAAATGGAAGTAACCAACATGCAAAATAAAAACTATACGCCGTGGGTTGTACTAGGAGTAGTGCTGTTTATCGGACTCATCACATTCTCAATGTGGGGAATGCCTAAGTATCGGATCTACAAGCAAGATCTATCTGGTCAGGCAAACTTACGGCAGCAAGAGTGGGAGAAGAAGATCTTGATAGAACAAGCTAGAGCACAAAACGAGTCAGCCACACTTAACGCGGAAGCACGAATCAAACAAGCAGGAGCTGAGGCTGAAGCAGAAGTAGTACGCGCGAAAGGAATCGCCGAAGCAAATAAGATCATTGCAGACTCACTCAAAGGCAATACAGCCTATCTCAACTACCTCTGGATCGACAAGCTCGCAGGAGGCGCAAACGTGATGTACGTACCAACAGAAGCCGGACTACCAATCATTGCTAAGTAATTATCAGATAAATTTTCCACTATGAGTAAATTTAGTGTGGGTGAAAGAGTTAGATGTAACCAGCTCACAGGTGTTACGCATGTAAATAAGGGTTGGGTGGGAATAATTAAAAGAATTGACGGAAATTATTTAACTTTTACAGATTCGTCTACGTGGGGATTTACACTTGACCAAGACTGGTTCGATGCCCTCTATGAATCTAAAGAACCTAAACCAATTAAAAAACAACCAATCATGAAAAAACTATCAAACTTCTACAAGAAACTAACAGACGAAAACACACAAGCATTAGTGAAAGCAGGCTACCTTAACGGAGATTTAGAGCCAACTCAAAAGGCACAAGACGCTATTAACGAAATTAACTTCTTCGCTCTCAAAGACCAATTAGTAGAACGAGCTAAGGCAGAAATTAAAGAAGCTGAGGAAAGTAAGTAACTCTCGACACTGTACTGCTATTCTCTCGCATGGTGGTGTGTACGAAAAATTAAAAGGGAGACTATAAAACAAATTGCAGCATTCTCAAGTCGGCACTGCTATTCGTAAAGTTTCGCATCACCAGCCGAGAGTGTAGGAGTACAGCAATCGGGATAATAAGAAAATATATGAGAAACAAATACAAAGGTCGATGTTGGGTCTGTGGTGAAACGGTAGAAGTAGGACAAGGGTACTTTCTCAAAACAGGAGGTAAATGGATTACTAAACATGCCACAGGAACAATTGAGGAATTAAAAAGATGTAAAAATTCAGTAGCTTATAAAAATTACAATGGAAAATCATCTAGTAAAAGTAAAGGAGATATTGTGGAGTGAAAAGCAAAATAGTCCTGTGTTCGTTTTAGAAGATGGTAGAAAATTCTTTCCATTTTATCGTGTTGATGGAGTTATTTGGGAAGAATTAAAAGATAAGTAGTTTCTTTGAAGAGTTATTAAAGTAAATATATGAAAAGAAAAGCAAAAGTTGTATTAACAACAATAAATAAAACAACAGCAATAGTGCTGATGGATGAACAGAACGAAATATTAGAAGTGATAGAGGAGTTAGATAGTGAGGTTAGTGACATTAAAGACGTAGAAAGGGTTATCACAGTTATATCTGAGTTCGAGTAGTTCTTTGAGGGAAGTGTATATCTCTGGTTGAAATAACAATTAGGCAAAAAAGCTTAAGTGCTTTAGGAACCGAAAGGTTAAGTTACCAATTTATTTGGATGAGTCTAAGGATTAATTTTCGCCAGAATTATGCACTTCTCAAAGGGTATTGTTCCCCTCGAAAGAGGGAGTAATCGAAATGGTGTGGTGGAATATGACGTTTAAATAAGGAGGAGTTGGTACCGAAACGCAAGTCATGCGTAAGCTTCGCAGGTTCGAATCCTGCCACCATCAAGATTAACTTTGTTATCTTCTCACATTGAAGGATTATGCCGAATAATCAATAAGGCATGCAGTAATTCCAAAAGAGTTACACCTTATAAAGTCCATTCAATGCGAGGGGAACAGTACCTTTTAGATCATTAATAACTAAAATTTATCAGGTAAGTGAATAGATATGAAAGAACATAATTGGTATAAGAAAAGCTTTTATTGTGCTGCTGATAATCATTGTGGGAAATGTAGAGTTTGTAAATATTTGGCGTTTAGGGAATGGGCGGAAAATGTTGCCCCTCAAGGCAGTACGATTGAAAGAGATGAGGTTGTAGATAAATTTATTAAGTACTTCATTAACTAATATGCCCCTATCAGAACACGTAAATAAAGCTAAAGAGGAGTTTCAAGCCTTTGTAGATGCTGGAGTATGGCAAGGAGAAGACGAATACACAAAGAACTTTGGAGTAGGGAACATTACAGAATGGTGGGCTTCTAAACTCCAAGAAATAGCCAACATCACACGAGAAGGGTTGTCACTAGATAAGTACACCTTTAAAGAGGTTGATTGGGGGGACGGCATAAAGACCTTAGAACCTGTTGAAGACAAGACTAAACCAAAAGCATTTGCAGATGGCCACAACTCCGCAGTCGAAGAAGTAGATAAAAAGTGGGAAGCATTTAATAAATAGATATATGAATATATTTAAAGGCATAACAAAAACAGTTCTCAGTCCACTTAATGGGATCAAAGAACTTGTAGATGATATATCAGGCGAAAACTCAGATGCAGAGCAAGGACTGTCAATCCTTACATTAGGAGCTTCTTCTATTGTGAAAGGAACTGCAAAGAAGTTAAAAGAAGGAATTGAAGATATTTTAGATTAACAAATTTATAAAAGAGAAATAATCATGCCAGACCACACTAATGAGAGTTGGAAGTTTGAGTTCTACAACAGATTTAAAATGAGAACAGCTCCTTGTTCCAGTGGAGTAGTTCACATAGCCTCTCATCAAGGAGGACTAGTATATCAAGACAATCCAGATCAAACATTCAAAGATATAGAAATCTTTATTGAGTCTCTCCTCACCCAACTCCAAGAAAAGAATATACAGGCGGTGGAGGGGTTACCAGACCCTTATCCAATAGACATATTTCCTAAACCACCAAAGGGCTGGAAAGAAGAGTTAGACGATTTCTGCAAAGATAGAGGTTATCGTATAGATCTAATATCTGCTGATTATGCAAGGTGGCAAAGACAGCTTACAAAAGATGACGTATTAACAATCTTACGAGATCAACATGACAAATGAAGAAAAGAGAGCATATCACGCTCAAAAAGCTCGTGAGTGGTATTGGAAGAACAAAGAAAAGGTTATTGCTTATCAAAGAGACTACCGTAAGTATGGAGGCTTTAGGGTAAATAACAGGAAAGATAACAAGTGTAATGTGTGTAAAGTGGAATTGACTGATGATAATAGATATAAAAGCTCTACTACAAAACTTTGCAAACAGCACTTTAAAGAAAGGGAAAAGTTAAAGTATCAAATTAAAACAGGTAAGGTTAAAGTAAAAAAGATTGAGAAAAAAAGAATAGGTCTATCTTGATGAGCGTTATAAGCTAATTGGAATGATTTAAATGAGAGACATACACTTTAAAGACCCAGATTTAATGAGTTGGCAGGAAAAGTTTGAAGAATACTATCGTTTTAAAGATATGAAAGAGTTCATCGCAGACACATTAGAAGACCAGCAAGCCCAATTCATAGAGATGTTAGAGGAGGAGAAAGAGAAAATACAAACAGAAACAGGATCATCTAAATATGACTGGTGCTTTGAATTAATGACTGAAAAAATCAAGGACTGGAGAGACAGCAGAATAACCTCTAACAAAGCCGTTTAATACGGTCTTTTTAGTACCTTAAAAATTAAATATGGAAAAGAAGCCAAAGAAGTGCGAAGTGTGTAGAGATGTGTTGTATCAAAAGTACTGTACTGGAGGTTGTAACATGCTTTCTGCATACCTCTTTTACTACAAACGATCATGGAGACTACGAGAAAAGAAAAGCCCTAGTTTTTATAGAAGTATTAAAGGGACGGTATTAGAGAAGTATTTTCCTAAGTCTAATAACCCTAAAAATTAAAATGACCTACGAAAAATCACTACAGATTCTCAGTAGAGTCCAGAAGAAATATATTCGTTCTATTAAACCAGATACTATGACTCTTGATATTAAAATTTGTTCATGCGGAGAAAAATATTTAAAAACTAGAAGTGAACAAGATAAATGTCATTGGTGCATGGGATATGTTGACGAACGTACACGGGGACGTACGCTTTAGATAAAATGACAGAATCTGATAATCAAATCGAAAACAGTAATCCTAAACCTTGGTTATGGAAAAAAGGGCAAAGCGGAAATATTTTAGGGAGACCTAAAGGGAAGACTATGAAGGAGTGGGCTAAAGAGTACCTTTCTCGTATGACTGATGAGGAACGAGATGAGTTTATGGAAGGTATGCCTAAAGAAGCAATCTGGAAAATGGCAGAAGGAAATCCGCACAGCACAGAAGATTCTAAAGTAGAGGTAACGTTACCCACACCAATATTAGGAAATGTACCAACTAACAACATCAACGAAGAAAGTACAGAGTCTAACTAAGAAGATTAGAGGTGTGCAAGGCGGTACTTCTGCTTCAAAGACCATTTCAACTCTTTTGGTGTTGATAGATAAATCACAAAGAGACACGAAACCTACTCTTACTTCAATCGTATCTGAATCAGTCCCACACTTAAAACGTGGGGCTATTCGTGACTTTAAGAACATCATGCAAGCTCATAATTACTGGAAAGAAGATAGTTGGAGTGCTTCCGATTCTATTTATACCTTTGAAACTAAATCACAAATAGAGTTCTTTAGTGCTGATCAACCAGATAAACTTCGAGGAGCTAGACGTGACAGGCTATTCATTAACGAAGCAAACAACATTCCTTTAGATGCTTTCGATCAATTAGAAGTTCGTACAAAAGAATTTGTATACCTAGACTGGAACCCGACTAACGAGTTTTGGTTTTATACAGATGTTATACAAAAACGAGATGATGCTGAATTAATAGTACTGACTTACAAAGATAATGAAGCTCTCTCAAAGGAAATTATAAACTCAATTGAGCAACGAAAAAATCGCAAAGGCTGGTGGCAAGTGTATGGACTAGGACAGCTCGGAGAAGTAGAAGGGAAGATTTATAAAGATTGGCAGATACTTGATGAATTTCCCCATGAGGCACGCCTGGAACGTCGTGGTGTGGACTTTGGCTATACAAATGATCCTACAGCCATTGTAGATATTTACTACTATAACGGGGGATATATCCTTGATGAAGTTTGTTACAAAAAAGGAATGAGTAATAAACAAATAGCTGACACTATTAAGGTTTTGCCTGAAACTTTGGCGATTGCTGATAGTGCTGAACCTAAATCAATTGATGAAATCAAAAGCTATGACGTGAACATTCAACCAGCTGTAAAAGGTCCAGGCTCGATCAATCAAGGGATTCAATTTATTCAGAATCAAAAGATTTCTATAACAAAGCGTTCAGTCAATTTAATAAAAGAGTATAGAAACTACCTATGGGCCATTGACCGAGATGGCAAGATTTTAAATGTACCAGAAGGAGGGCTAGATCACTGCCTTGACGCTCTACGTTACGCTATGACGTCATTTCAACCAAGTATGCCGGATTATGTTATGCAAGCTCGGGTTAATCAGAATCGTGCGACTAAAAAAGCTTTTGAATAATGTTAATTCTTATTACTAAAAGTGAATTATTTACCTGTGATCCTGATACTCGTTTTTCTAAGGAGTATAAAGTTTCATTAGGCACATGGAAAGAAATGTGGAGACGGCATTGTGTCCTTGGCTACTCTGTTCGGGATATGGCTGAGTATTACGAAGTTAAAACAAAACGAAAGATTGCTCACCAAACATTGAAACGTTGGAACACTAGAACGAAAGTTTTTATAAAAACAAAACCAGTACTTGATAAGGGTTGCGAAACTGTAAACTCCTACTTCTTCGGTGAACTGGAATGGTTTGTCCTGAAAGAGTTGATGAAAAACACTCAATCTAGTGTTAAACAAAATGTAAAAACATTGCCATAAATATAGGTTTTTTCGAGGTAAGTGTTAAATATAGCTCATGTAGTTGATATTTTACGTAGCATTTACATAATGAACGAAAATATCTTTTCTCAAATACGATTAGAAAACGAAGACTTCTTTAACGGGTCTATTTCTGTGAATGGATATGACTTTAACCAATACACAACTATTAGGAAGTGTGCGTTATACAACGACTCTAAATTTGAAGACGATAGTTTATATCTAGGGCGAAAGAAACAATTTTTTAACGTAGTAAACCCTCCATGTGAAGTAGCGACAAAGATGCTCAACGTGGACACAAAGAACATTAAGCTTTGGGCAACTAATCCAAAGTCGTATTGGTCTACCTACCTTTTGGAAAAAGAACTAAAGCAATGGCTTAAAATGTCTGACTTCGCTGCAACTTTGAATAAGTTAGCAGAAGAGCTACCTATATACGGATCAGTGGTACTTGAAAAGACAAAGAAAGGGGCAGAAGTGGTAGATATTCGTCGGGTAATGCTCGATCCTTCAGTGGATTCGATTAAAGACTCTCGTTTTATCACGACGATTCATTACATGACGCCGAGTGAGCTTAGAGCTACCTCTTGGAATAACGTAGAGGAAGCTATTGAACGATTTGGCTCAACTAATGCGGCTGAACCCTATGAAGATAAGTCAGGAGGAACTAATCAACAGACTTCAACACCGTATATCAAAATCTATAAACGCTACGGAGAAGTGCCAGAATACTGGATCAGTGGGAAATCAGACAAGATGGTAAAAGCTGTCTTTATTGTCGCTGGGGCTGACTCTCTGCTTAAAAACGCAGAAGGTAAAGAAATCGGAGAGGCTGGACTAATTATGTTTAGTGCTAGATGGAATAAACCCGAATATCCATTTAAGGATTTTCACTATACTCGAGTCAAAGGGCGATGGCTTGGACGTGGAATTGTTGAGATGTTGTTTTCTACACAAGCTCGTATCAATGAACTAAAGAACCAAAAGCGAATCTCTATGGAGATTTCTGCGATGCACCTGTTTACGACTCCTGATAAGCAGATTGTTCGTAATGTTCTATCAGACCTAGAAAGTGGAGATTTGATTATCTCTCCAGGAGGTATTAATCCTATTGCTACCGAAGAACGCAACCTTGCTGCCTTCGATTCAGAAGAACAAAGCTATTTACAGCAAGCAGACAAATTAACGTTTGCTTACGATGCAGTACGTGGAGAAAATCCAACAGCTTCAACTCCACTAGGAACAACTCAAATAGTGACAGCACAAGCATCATCTACCTTTGGCTTCAAGCGAGAGAATATTTGTATTGCTTACCGTGAATTTTTCAATGAATTAGTAATGCCACAACTCCTTTCAGACTTAACTGCTGAACACGTAATGAGATTTACAGGCAGTACACAAGAACTCCAGAAACTCGACATGATGGCAGCAGAACTTCATTCAAATAACTTTATTAAATCTAAGGTATTAAATGGGGAATTTCCTACACAAGAAGAAGTTGAAGCTGAGAAACAAAAATCTATTCGTGAATACAGGAAGCTCGGCACTAGTCGATTCCTTGCGATGAAGAAAGCTTTTTATGGAGATGTGGAATATGAATTTGATTACGTGATTGATAACGAAAATTATGATGTCCAATCAATTGCAGCAAATCTTAAATCAGTAATTTCAGATATTGCGAGTAACCCAGCTATTCTACAAGATCCACGACTGAAGCTTATGTACTTTAAATTTGCTGAACGCATTGGAATCAACCAAGCAGAACTTGAAGCAGCAGACGACCAAGCCCAAGAAATGCAACAGAGTATGCAAGGACAACAGCAACTACAACAAGCTTTACAAGGTAACTTTGAGGCTCCACAACAGCCTGTAATGCAATAAATTATGAGCCTTCAAGATTTACAATCAACATTTTTTCAAGACCCACGATGGGCAGAAGTAGAGGACATGATTATGAAATTCATCGATCCTTTAACGGATATGAACACGATTGATTTAAAACAACCGGCTGAACATGTGAAAGCTGAAATCATTGGGAGAACTATTGCATATAACTCATTAAAGGAATTTCTGACTTCTACCAAGGTATTAAGTAGACCTCTCAAGACCATTCGGGATCCATTTGAGTAAAAGTGTGAGGGCATTAGAGCAAGGCAACCTCCGTAAAAAGCCAGCTCAAGGTTATCGCACCTATAAAAACGTTTACATTATGATTTTTTGAAAATCACTAACCACTATCATTTATGGCACAAGAAAATGAACATGTTCAAGAAGAAGTTGTAGAACAGGAAGAACAACAGGCGGAAGAAATTGTCTTTGAAGACGACCAAGAAGAGACAGTATCTATTCCAAAAAGCCAGTTTAATAAGATGAAACGTAAAGCATTAGCTTACGATGCAAATCCTAAAAAAACTGTAAAAGAAATTATTAAGACAGAATCTCAACCTTACAATATTTTGGAAGACGAGGTAGCTGATTTAATCCTTGGAGGCTACGATAAAGAAGAAACAAGATTTATCCTAGCTAACGGCGGACGCAAAGCTTTAGAAAATAAGGAATCGTTTGTCTCAGTTGCTATTAATGCAAAGCGAGATCAACGACGTACTGAAGAAGCTGTGAGTCAAACTTCTAATAAGGGGTATGTCGTACAAGGAGGTAAATCCTACAGTGAAGAGCAACTTCGCAATATGTCTCCAGAAGAAATGTTAAAGGTTCTGCCACACGCATAACATTTAAATTAACATGAGTACAACTACCCTTGCACAAGGTTCAAACCCAGGTTTGACATCGCCTATGCAAATATTCTACGATCGAGTTTTTCTTGATCGAGCCAAAATCGAACTTCGACACGACTACGGAGCACAAGTAAAAAACATCCCTATGAACAGTGGTAAGACTGTGTATTTCACACGGTTTACACCTCTAGCAGTAATTACTTCACCTCTTTCAGAAGCAGCTAATCCAACAGCTGTTGATATGACAGCTTCTACAATCTCTGCAACTCTGGCTGATTACGGTACTTACACAACAGTAGGATCACTTTACTCAATGACATCTATTGAAACTGGTCTTTCAGAACACGTTTCAGTACACGGTCAAAACGCCGGTGAATCTATCGACCAACTTATCCGAGCTGAACTTGTTTCAGGAGCAACTAACATGTTGGTGTCTACATCAACTGGAGGGTCTACTGGATCAACAACAGCGATCTCAACTATTCACACTTCAGATACTCTAACAGGTCTTGAAGTACGACGAGTTCGACGATCTCTGATGAAAAACAAAGCAAAGAAATTTGACGATGGGTACTACCGAGCAATCATCGGACCTGATACAGCTATGGACCTTATGGGAAATACTGAATGGGTAAACGCTAACATTTACGCAACTCCAGAAGCTATCAAGTCTGGTGTAGTTGGTAAACTAGGTGGAGTTCAATTTGCAGAAACTAACAACCAACACTTCACACTATCAGGAGGATTTTCTACATCTGCGACTAATGTTGCTAACGTATACTCAAACTTCTTCTGTGGTATGAACGGTTACGGTGTTATTAACCTAGGTTCTATTTCTACGCCAAAAGTGTACGTGAAGAATCCAGGATCAAATTCTACAGACAACCCTCTGGATCAATACTCAACAGTTGGATGGAAGATGCCTTTCGTTGCTAAGACTCTTAACACGAACTGGGTAATCAACCTAAAGACAGGGGCTACAGACGGATTTAATGCCGCTTAGTCGCTAGTTGATTAAAGTTTTCGGGGACGTAGTATCTTAAATAAGATTGTTGTGGGGTAGTCCAGTTTCGACAAACTACCCCACAATCGAAACAGCAATCTTTAATATACTCATGAACAAAATAAATACATTTTCTCTTGAAGGTTTTGATATTGATCTTTTATACAATAATAGTTTTCTCGCTTACACCTTTGAATTTGAAGGGAAGCCCTATGGCCTTAAAGTAAAGGTTAAATCTCGTAAAGTAGAAGATATAACAACTGCTACTTTCTTGCTTATCGAAAACGCTTTAGCAACTCACAAAAAACTGAATGAAAACAAGTGATTTTGAAATCGAACTAAAACAATTGGACTCAGAATTATCTATTGTTCCTAATCCTAACAATCCTGGACTTTCTAACATTAAATATAAAGGTAAAGATGTATGTCCTGTACCTTCTGAAACGATTAAGGACGAACCAGACCCGTTCTATAACTATACATTTGCAGCGAATGGAATGACTGCTCGACATAAGTCTAAAGAAGAAGCGATGGCACAAGTTAATCACGTGTTAAATCTAGTAAAAACAGAAGAGGGACGTGACCTTTTCTTTGATAAATAATGAAAAAAGTACTTCTCACAGGCATATCAGGGTTCGCAGGTTCTCACATTTTCGAGCATATCCTTGTTAATACAGACTGGAAGGTAATTGGAGTGGCTTCGTGGAAGCATAAAGGAACGCCAGAACGCATAGAAGAAGTTTTGAAGCGTGACCCTAGCTATAAAGACAGAGTAGAGATCATTACACACGACCTCACAGCACCTTTCCCAGAACGAACTAAAAAGAGAATTGGTGTATGTGATTACATTCTCCATGTAGCGAGTGAATCTCACGTTGATAGGAGTATAGACGACCCTGTTCCATTTATTCAGAACAACGTAAATATTAATCTTACGATGTTGGAATTTGCGAGGGAATATCCATGCAAGAAGTTTCTACAATTCTCTACTGATGAAGTATACGGCGTAGCGCCAGAAGGCGTAGATCACAAAGAGTGGGCTACGATCCTCCCTAGTAACCCCTATTCAGCTTCTAAGGCAGCACAGGAGTCAATTACTATTTCTTATTGGAGGACTTATGGTATTCCGCTCATCATCACTAACACGATGAATTTAGTGGGTGAGTTCCAAGACCCTGAAAAGTACACAGCCCAACTGGTACGAAAAATTAACAACGGAGAAGTAGTGACCGTTCACGGCTCTAAAGACTACGTTGGAAAAAGGCACTATCTCCACGCTCGCAACATGGCTGATGCACTCCTTTTCATTGTTAATAACGTTACCCCAACAATGTTTGATGACGAAGACCATACACGCCCTGAGAAGTTTAACATTGTGGGTGACATAGAACTTGATAACTTACAACTCGCACAAATGGTGTCAGAGATCATGGGTAAAGAGTTGAAATACGAGCTAGTAGACTTCCACGCTACACGCCCAGGACACGATAGACGATACAGCTTAGACGGAGATAAGCTACGTGAAGCTGGTTGGCTTGCACCATACGACTTTAGAGAGTCACTCACTAAGTACATTAACTGGACACTAAGTAACCCATTATGGCTATAAAACTATTTAAGCCTTATGTTAGTTTTCGAGCTGTCTTTAATGTCGTCCGTGTTCTTTTATCAGACCAATTGGCGGAAGGTCCAGAGGTTAAAAAGTTTGAACAAGAGTTTGCTAAGAAGTTCAATTTAAAGAACGTAGTAGCCCTAAACAGTGGCTCTAGTGCCTTAGAATTGGCCTATGAGCTTGCTGGAATCAAAGAAGGCGATGAGGTCATAACTCCTGTTTTAACATGTACAGCGACCAATATACCGCTTGTTAGATTAGGAGCAAAAATAGTATTCGCTGACACAGACTACGACCTTAATATAAATATTGAAGATGTCAAAAAGAAAATCACCAAGAAAACAAAAGCCATCGTCTTTGTCCATTTCGGGGGTAACAACCGAGGACTTAAAGAGATTATCAAAATTGGTAGAGAGCGAGGTATTACGATTATTGAAGATGCCGCTCAAGCAGTGGGAAGTGGATACTGGGGAAATGCTGAATTTACGTGTGTTTCACTCCAAGCAATTAAGACGCTTACTTCAGGAGATGGAGGCTTTCTTATTTGTAAGAGAAATGAAGACTATAGACGGGCTAAAAAGCTTAGGTGGTTCGGTTATGACCGTGACCTTAAGCAACGGAAAGGAGACACTGATCTCATAGAAGCTGGGTATAAATATCATATGAACGATGTGACAGCTGCAATTGGCCGAGGAAATCTAGCGTGTATTGATAAAGTTCTTGCTAAACGAAAAAAACTAAGAGACTTCTATAATTTACAGCCTGAAATCGAGTGTCATGCATGGCTTTGTATTCAATGGGGGAAGAAAGGGAACCAACACCATTTTAGAAATGATAAGTACACTCTCTTTAAGAAGTTTAAAAATGATTGCCCGGTCATGGATAAGATTGAGAATGGTTGGCGACTGCTCCCATTCCATCATGGAGTAACTATTACACAAGCAAAGGAAGCAATATGCCAAAATTAAATCTCGGATGTGGAAAAGATTATAGAGAAGGCTATATCAATGCTGATATTTCTGACGAAGTAAATGCAGACATTACTTTTGATGTGCAGTACGGTATCCCTTATAAGAATAATTATTTCAGTGAAGTTATTGCTAATAATGTTTTAACTCAAATTGCTGACTCAAAAACCTTTATATTTGTCATGAACGAACTATGGCGAGTGACTGAGGGTAACATCTTTATTCGTGTTCCTTATGCTTTACATGAATGTGCGTGGCAAGACCCAGCCGATGTGCGTAGATTCACTGAGCAGTCATTTACCTACATGGAGCATGGACATAGACGTTATGAACAATACGGTCGTCACTATGGCTTCAAACCTTTTATAATCGAATTACTAGATCATAACGGTCGTCAAATGACCTTTAAACTATGTCCCAAAAAAGACTAGCTGTAGTTATTTCAGGTTGGCACTTTCCGCTCCATTTCTACGATAGAATCGCTCGCCAAAAGGTTCCTAAAGGTTGGAAAGTGGATTATTTTTGTATATCTCATCGAGATCCGTCGTTCGCTTGTGAAGAAAAGAAAACTAAAGTTCTCGGTAATACTCAACGAGAAAAGCTAGATAAGATTTTGTATCACGAACTAGCCACAGTAAAACAATTACAAATGTTAGGCTTTGAATACATAGAAGAACCGAACACTATCGGCGACTGGGGGAACTCAAATCAGTGGTTAGAGAAACATAACTATAAAGACTACGACTTATTTCTTTTTACACACGACGATAATCTTATTTTAAATACAAGTTGGTTTAAAGATGTCATATCTGATGAGTCTTTTGATGAATGGGAAGTCTTAGCAAACTCTACTGGTATGCCACAAGGCACTATTAGAGGGTCATGCGAGTTTTTTAAGCAATCATTCCTTAAAAAGATTGGAGGGAAGTTTGACCTTTCAGAAGTAACTCTAAGCCGTGTCGGAGAAACAACCGTATCAGAAGACCGAAACGAACTCTATGACTGGAACGCTACTTTATATCCATTAATGCGATTTATTAATGAGAACAATATTAAGGTTGGGTATCTTTCACCAGCTTATCGTGTTTCTGGGTATGTGATCGAGGGAGAAAGGGGTTACATATCGAATACTCATGGAGCTAATACAGCTGAAGAAGAAAAGGGCTTAAAGTTTCTAACTGATAATAAAATTATATGGTAACAACTGTTACAAGCATTACAGGTGGCAAAGATCACCTTATCGAGCAGAAAGGCAAAGGGATATTCAAAGCTTTTCTTGACGAAACAAATTGGTCCGAAACATGGAAGATAGAAAAGGCCTACAACAACTTCAAAGACCCTCGAAGAAACTCACGTATTCATAAAATACTCATCCATAAGTATGTTGATACAGAATATTCTATTTGGATCGATGGCAATATTAAACTTCTTATCTCACCAGAAGAAATTATCGAGAGGTATTTAAAGCATCACGATTTTGCTGTTTTTAAACATCCCACACGAGATTGTTTATATAAGGAGGCCATGACCTGTGCCACTCTAAAACAGGATGACCCTGAAATTATTATCGAACAAGCAAAGTATTACGAAGACCAAGGTTTCCCTAAAGAAATGGGATTGGCTGAATGTAATATCTTAATTAGGAGACACACAAAGAAAGTAGAAGCCTTTAATAATGCGTGGTGGGCTGAATATGCACGCTTTTCACGACGAGATCAGATCAGTTTTATGTATGCCGTAGATAAAGTAGGGCTTCGAGTCAATATTATCGATGAACCTTTCTTAGTCCAGGAAGACGGATCAGCAATTCGAGACAATGCTTTTCAGATATTTTCTCACGTACACCACGAAGGGAACTTTAACGACCCTAATAAAATATAATGAAGATACTTTTTAACTACGCAGATTACACCCACAACGATAAACGTAAAAAGCTCAATGAGTATGGAGGATTAGGTTATTACCGGATTGTAAAGATTGCAGAAAATCTCAAAGGTCATGACGTGAAAGTCATTGGTAAAGAAATTATGCTTTTTGGTAATACGTTAGAAGAACAGTGGAACAAAGTCTTCACTGACTACGATGTCTATTGGACTAACTACTTCTCTGACCCCGAAGCAGCAGGAGCTATTTTCTATCACGCTCAGAAACACGGCAAGAAAGTCGTTATTGACTGTGATGATAACTACTTAGATGTTCCTGAGAGTAATTTAATGTATGACAAGTTCAAAAGAACTAAGAAAGACCGCGCCTTTCTATCTACCATTCTTTCGTTTGCAGACGTGGTAGTGACGACTACAGAGCCTCTCAAGGCTAGATTACAAGGGCATATTAAAGAAGTACATGGCATTGATAAACCAATTGTTGTCATTCCAAACTACAACGATGTACGAGATTGGAACCATGTACCAGTAGAAAAAACAAAAGACTTTATTATTGGGTACTCTGGCTCAAATTCACACCACGATGATATTGCGATGGTTCTTCCTTCGATCGTAAAGATTATGCAAAAATATAAAAATGTACGCTTTCAATGTCTTGGAGTTGTTGGAACAAAAGACGTTAATAAAGTCTATAGAGGAATCCCGAAAGATATTATGGACAGAATGGATTTAGTGGGAGCGACTGAAACATTTAAAGAATATCCTGAATGGCTTTCACAACAACCGTGGGATGTCGGTATCGCTCCACTTGTGAATACTCCTTTTACTCGTTCAAAATCGCATATTAAGTGGATGGAATATTCAATGTTTAAAACACCTACCATTGCTTCTCGTGTCTATCCCTATTTTATGGAGTTAGATGGCAAAGAAATGATAGAAGATGAAGTGACTGGGTTACTAGTGAAAGATAACGAATGGTTTAATGCCTTTGAAGATTTGATCCTAAACAAAGAGAAGAGATTATGGCTTGGAGAAAACGCATACAACTATGTAAAAGATACATGGCAGTATAACAGTGACAATATTACTAAAAAAGTTGAGGAAGTTTTGGGAAATTAAGTGTTAAAACCACTGTCTAAACATCCTTTATCTAAGCCATTTCTTCCAATCTAGTGTGAAATAGAACGCAGGTTTATACCATATCTCTATTCTTAGAGTATGGTATTTTCTGACTCAGTAACAAATCTCGGCATCGTGCAACAAGTACGATCTTTTATGCGTGTAGATTCCACTCAATGGTCAACAGCAAAGATAGTAAACTCAGTCAACAGCTATTTAGATCGTGTTGCAGGGTACGCAATTGGAGCGGATCGTCGTTTTCAATGGGATGATACAAACCACACTAAGCTTCCAATTGGAACAACTAACCTTGTAGCGAATCAATCTGACTATTCTTTCCTTACTGACGAACAAGGCAATAGAATTTTGACTCTCACTCGTATTGATGTGAAGGACTCGAACGGTGACTGGATTCAACTGCGACCTATCGACCAGTTTGAAGTTGATGGAGCATTGGACGAATTTTACCCTACCGCCGGACAACCGCTTTACTACGACAAAATCAATGATAATGTCGTTCGACTCTACCCCAAACCTCTTACATCGGTAACATCTGGATTAAAATTTTATTTTCAGCGTACTCCTTCTTACTTTACAGCTTCAGACACAACAAAAGAGCCTGGAGTTGCAGCAATACTGCATCGTGGTTTTGTTATTTCTGCCTCTTATGACGGTGCAATTACTTTAGGACTTCCAAACGTACAACCATTAAGTGTCGAAATGCAACGGGAAGAAGAATTGATGAAAGAATATTTCTTAAATCGGAATAATGATACAAAACTGTCTCTAGGAAGTAAAACCAAGGCTTATAACTTCAACTAAATAATGTCTATAACAAATGTTTCAAAACCTACACCAGCAATTTCAAACAGCAGTAAAGCATCTGTTGGAGAAACTTGGGCTACTATCGCCACCACTTGGGCTAGTGAAGATCGAACATGGCTCGAAGCCTCGCAACTAATCGATAACGAAACAAAAGTTAGTTCAAGCATTACTAACACAAGCAAACCAGTATAGATATGCCAAAAGGAATACCAAAAAAAGGAATAAATAGCGGTCAATTCAAGAAAGGAGTTAGTCCCTCAATTAAGACCCAGTTTAAAAAAGGCTCTGTTCCTTTTAATAAAGGTATGAAGATGAGCAAAGAACATAGAGAAAAATTAAGTCTTGCTCATCTTGGGCAAGTTAGTGCAAATAAAGGAAAGAAGTTTGAATTTAAAGAGAGACCAAAGGCAAAAGGTAGAAGTGCTTGGAATGAGGGCAAAAAATTACCACAAATTTCAGGGGATAAAAGCCACCTATGGAGAGGTGGTATTACACCAGAGAATACAAAAATTAGGACTTCTTTAGAAGTGAAACTATGGAGGAAGGCTTGCTATGAAAGAGACAATTTCACTTGCCAAAAATATGGTGTTAGGACAGGAGGATTAGTTGTACATCATATAAATAATTTTTCAGAATTTCCAGAACTAAGAACTTGTATAGAAAATGGGATCACTTTATCAGTAAAAGCACATAGAGAATTTCATAAGAAATACGGATTTAGAAATAACAATCGAAAACAATTAGAAGAATTTTTATCACAAAACCATGAGTAGTATAACTACAATACAATCTTCAGATTTAATAACAGATAGTCGTTCCATAATCAACGGAAACTTTTCTGCGTTGAATAATGAAAAGATTGAAACTTCCACACTTTCAACTGACAGTACCTTTGCAAGTGCTTCTGATTTAAAGATACCATCACAGCTCGCTGTTAAAAATTATGTAGACTCTGGAGGGAATCAGAACGCCAGTGAAATACAAAGAGGGCTTGTTGAAGAAGCTACGGATGGAGAAATGACAAGTAGAAGTGCATCAGGAGCTACTGGTGCTCCGTTGTTCGTTACGCCAACAAAACTCGGCACTTTTCTAATTTCACTAGCTCCTATACCAAGAGTTTATACAGCAGGAGCGACTTGGACGAAACCAGCAAATCTTAAATATATTGTTGCTGAAGCTCAAGGAGCTGGGGGAGGAGGTTCTGGGGTGACTGGTTCTTCAGATGCGGGCGGTCCTGGTGGAGGTTCTGGTGGATATGCGAGAAAGTTAATTGCAGCAAGTAGTCTCGATGCTACTGAAACTGTAACAGTTGGAACAGGTGGAACTGGATCAGCAACAACTGGCGGAAACGGTACGGCAAGTTCGTTCGGTGCCCATATTACAGGGAACGGAGGAAATGGTGATGGAGGTGTGGGAGGAACAGCCACAGGAGGAGATATTAATATTACAGGAGGTAAAGGACATACCAGTTCTGCAACACGTACATCTGGAGCTGGTGCAAATTCTATCTTGGGAATTGGAGGAGCGAGCGTATCAGGTGCTCCAATTGCTGGTGTAGCTGGTACTGGTTACGGGTCTGGAGGTTCTGGAGGTTCTCAAAATACATCTTCTTCAAGCGATATTGGAGGAAACGGAGCAAACGGAGTTGTCATTGTAACCGAATACTATGTCTAAAACCGTCCAAATAAAAATCAACCAATTTTCTGGGGGGATCTCAGACAATCCTAGAAAAGAATCAGGAAGTGAATTTATCGTCGCAAAACATTTTGACATCTTCTCTGATCCGCAAAAGCTAACACCTTACAGGTCACTAGAGACCGACACAAACGATGGAAGTACTGCTACAGGAATGAAACAGTACTTTGTTCGAGACTTTTTATACGCCTCAGCATCTTCTAAGCTCTATGGTCTAGGTCAAACTGGTGCAGGGCTAACTAAAATTGTGTACAAAGCGGACGCTACAACTGGAAATTGGACTCTCCCAGCCTCATCAGAAGGTAACGGAGCAGCACAAAACGGCTGTCTTGTTGAGTATAAAGATTATCTTTGGGGTTTTCAGGGAACTACCCAAGTCTTTAAATGGGGGATTCTTTCTGGTGCTCCCAGTATTACAAACAGTGCAGGAACTGTGGGGACAATTTACAGTGCCGTAACGGCAATTGCGATCAACGCCGCAGGAACCAACTACGGAGTGAACAACATTCTTACTTTAACAGGAGGTTCAAACACCGCTACATGTATTGTGACGTCAGTAAATGGAACGGGTGGCGTGACTGGTGTAACCCTTATCGAAGGAGGTTCAGCGTATACCACAGGTTCAAAAGCTACTACGGTAAATACAGGAAGTGGTTCAGGCTGTACGATAACTGTTTCAACAATAGGAAACACAAGTGCAACTATTACCTCAGTAGCTCAAGGAATAATTGCCTTAGATGACAACTTATATCTCCCATACAACAATACAATCGTTAGAGTTTACCCATCAGGAACAGTACAAGATCAAGCACTTAAACTTCCGACAAACTTTAAAATCACGTCGCTTACAAACTATGGTAAGTATTTAGCAATCGCATGTGCTCCTATCTCAACTTTCAATGGAGTCTCGAAAGTTTTTTTGTGGAACCTCTACTCATCAGACGTACAAGAAGTAATTGACTGGGGAGAGGGGGAACTTCGTATTCTTGAAACGATCGAAGGGTATCTAGTAGGAGTAACTGACCGTTACCTAAACTCATCAACAGGAGCAGGAAAAGGTTCAATGATAATTCAGACGTATGCAGATGGTTCGCCTCAAGTAGTCAAAGAAGTTTTCACCGCCAAACTGACAGGAAAAACAATCCCACTTTCAAAAACAGTAAAAAACAATCGTCTGTTTTGGTCTGCTAAGATTTTTACCAACACCGCAGGGACAGAATACAACGAAGGGATTTGGTCATTTGGTCGAAAGAATGCGAACTACCCATTTGCTCTCTCGCTTGATTTCATTGACGAGAATGTAAACACAAACGGGATTCAAGCAATAGGTTCTGCTGGAAATTTCTTTTTCGTCGCTCACTCAAATGACGGATCGATTGATAAGACTGACGATACTTCTGTTTTCACTTTCTCGTCAATATATGAAACACAAATCTTTGACTTTGAAGAGGTTGAGCATGATAAACGACTTGAGTCTCTTAAAGTTTCTTTTGCAAAACTAACAACAGGTCAAGCAATTTCAGCAAAAGTAAAAGTCGATGACGCTTTGACATGGACAACGATTGGAACCTACTCAACGGTAGATAGTCTTTCACGTACTTTCGTAAATATTGAAGCAACTGACGAGAACTTTCCAAGTGGAAGAGAGTTTAAATTTCAATTGATTTCAACAGGAGGTGCGGAGATTGTTTCCTACACTTTAGAAGCTACACCGTTAAGTAATATTTAATATGAATAACGAACAGCTTTTAGAAAAAATAATACAGTTGCGGAAAGATTTAGATGCTCTGAATCAGGAATTTTACAAAAACAACTTTTCAGCACAACAAGACTTTAATAAAAAAAGTAACTTCACCACACGCTTAAAGATACCGCACTACGCCGTTGCTCCAAGTACAGCGGAAGTAGGAGAACTCATCGAGGTAGGAGGAAAACTTTATATATGCTCGGTCGCCAACACATTTGTAGTCGCAGGAACACAAAGTTAAAAGTCGAATAATAATTTAAAATATATGCCAACAGTAATATCAACAACAGCTTCAAGATACGCTGGAGAATCAATTCAGACACTTTCTGATGGTTCTAAAGTGCGAGTAAAGACAGGGACAAATAGGTCGGGAGCAGGAACCGAAAACTCTGTTGATACTTCAAATCTTCGAGAGAACTTAGTTACAAATACTCCTATCGATGCCTCTAAACTAGGACAACCAGAAATTAAACTTCCTAAGTCTCCAACAGCAACAAATCAAAATAGTCTCATTACTTCTAACAACCTAGGCCTAGCTTCTGGTTTAACAGAACAAGGAACTACCTATGATACAAAGACAGGACAGTTTGTGTATACGCCACCAAAAGAAGCTCCCCAAGATAACGCAAAGACGTTACTTGATTCATATCTAAACAACTTGCCTCAAGCTCCTAGTGCAGAAGCTATATACAATAACCTCCCTGGTCAAAAAGACTTAAAAAAAGCCTCAGCTGATGTGAATAATTACACAGCTCAACTTAATACCATTGTTGCAAAATCTCAAGCCGATCAACTGTCATTGACAGGACAAGGAAGAGGAGTGCCCGAAGCGATCATCGGAGGACAGCAAGCTCAAATCTCAAAAGAAGCCGCTATTCAAGCTTTACCTCTACAAGCTCTTCTTGCTAACGCTCAAGCAAATAAAGAACTAGCTCAGACTCACATTGATACTCTTTTCAAACTAAGAATGGAAGATGCTCAGTCTCAATATCAATATAAAACAAAAGTTCTTGAGACTGTCTATAACTACGCTACCGCACAAGAGAGACAACGACTAGACGCGATTCAACGAAAAGAAGATCAGGCTTTCACCTTAAAGAGAGACAATATTAGCTTTGCTCAGCAATTAGCTGGCAAAGCTATTGAATATGGCAATACAAGCGCGTTTAGAGGCCTTACAGGGCTTAATCCTGACTCTCCGACATATCAACAAGACTTAGCGAAGTATGGGGAACAGATCGGGCTAGAGACAAATCCTAGTGGTGTTAATGAGAATGCTGTTGCACTAGCTAATACTTACAACCAGTCTGGCACACTACCGTCACCAGCAGATCTTAAGGCTGCCAACACAAGCTTTGCTGAAGTTGCTCGACTGGCAAAAGAACTTCCAAAACAATTTGGAGCGGTCGTAGACGCAAATACAGGAGTTAAGTCTTCAAAAGTTGACGCAAAGGCGAGTGACGACTTTGGATCACTATACAACATTTTCAGAATGACTGAGAAACTAAAGTTACTAGACGCGGAAAGAGGAAAAGGACTAGTAAACGGTGTGTTAGGAAAAGTTACCGGCTTAGACGAAAGTCAAAATGGATACTTAACACTAAGAAATGCAATAGTAGATGAAATTGCTCGTATGCAATCAGGGGCTGCACTAACAGCAGAAGAACAATCATTCTATAAAGAGTACCTACCTGGAAGATTTTCTAATGCTTTTTACCTTGGACAAAGTTCAAACTCAAAAATTGACGACTTTGCATCCATCATGAAAAACAAACTAGATAGTGGCCTTGCTAACTATGGGCTTTCTGTATATGGGTATTCTAAAGTCAAATTAGGAGACCAAGAATATACGGTGGGTCAAAAAGTAAAGTCTCCTGACGGGAGAGTTGGCACAGTACTACCAGACGGATCTGTTTCTGTTCCAGATTCTTTTAAGTCTGAGGGTAGCGTCTCTGTAAACGCCAAATCGGTAGCTGATGCGATCTCTTTTGTCGAAAGTGGTGGCAAACAAGTGAAAGGAGCTAGTGGTGAGTTTGGAGCTTTCCAATTCATGCCTGCTACTTGGAACATTATTTCTAAGCAAACCATCGGTAAAGTAATCCCTCAAACACCAGAAAATGAACGAATGGTGGCAGAAACTAAAATTCAAGGTTTACTAGATCAGGGGTACTCACCAAAAGAGGTGGCACTTATTTGGAATACATCTCTTGGTGGATCAGAAAAACCCATGATTAAAAAAGGCGTAAACGCAAAGGGAGTGGCCTATGATAGCGAATCATACGCAAACAAAGTATTAAAAGCACTAAAAGCATAATATGACAATAGTATCATTTGAAGAATTTTCTAAGGGAGGGAAAGTGACACCTTTAGAAACAAAAAACAATAGCAGCAAAACGAATAACAATTCCGGCTCTGTAATAAAAGACTTAGGGATTGGTTTTGCTAAAGGTGTTGGAGATACAATTCAATCAACTCAGAATTTAGGTCAACGTGTTTTAGCTACTGTAGATCCTACAAAAACATATGAACAAATCAGACAGACTTCAGGAATAAAATCATTAACAAATGCAGATTTTACAGCTTCAAATAATAATCAAAAAGTGGGAAAAGCAATTGAGTTTTTTGCTGAATTAGCATACCCAGCTGGAAAAATAGACGCTGTTGCTGATGCTACAATGAAAAGTAAAAAGATTGTTGGGGCATCTTTTGATGGTATAGGCTCAAGATTGAGTGAACTAGGTGATGACGTTGTTGAAGGAGGTATAAAAGTAAAAGACAAGATTGGGGATATGTTAGTTAACCTAGACCAGAAAACTAAAACAGCCTTAGACAGAACGCCTAAGGAAGTCTTCCAGTCATTTGTAGAAAAAGGTAAAGCCGCATTATCTGACGACAGAATAAGAACACCTTTAGAGTCGGTGGGAGATGAAATTATCGATGGTCTCAAACAATTAAAAGATAGAGCGTCATCAATTGGTGAGGCGAAATCTGCATTTCTAAATCAAGCAAAGATAGGTCTTAAAAGAACAGGTACTATTGTACGTGATGCACTTCTCGAAACTAAAAAAACATTTAACTCACTAAAGTTAGATGCATCAGATAAAAAGGCGGTACAAACTTTTTTTGACGAGCTAAAGAAAATTTCTAATAATCCTACACTTAAAGAAGTAGATCAAACTATCGACTTACTACAAGACAGCCTATATAAAGCTGGCAGAAGTAACGCGGTAGAAATAACAGATAGAATTACTGGACCGCTGCGACAAATACTTACCAACCTTAATAAAAAGGCAGGTGAAATAGGAGGTGATGCATATAAAAATTATAACAAACAGTATTCAGAACTAATGGAGGTAGTTCAGGAGTTGAATGCTAAAGTAGGTAAAGAAGGAGGTGGTGCTGGATCATTTGTTAAAAGGTTATTTAGCCCATCAGATGCCAGAACTAAAGAACTTTTTGAGAGTTTGCAAAAGTTAACAGGTAAAGATTTTTCAAGGGACGCAAGACTAGCTAAGTATGTCATGGAAGTCTTAGGAGACGTTAGATCTAATAGTTTGTTAGAAATTCCTACAACAGCAAGGGGGCTAACAGAAAAAGCTTTTGACTTTGTTATTGATAAAATCAAAGATCCAATTGGTACTGCTGAGCGATATATACAAAATAAAGGTAAGTAGTTACCATCTGTCTTTAACTTTGATTTGGTTTAAAAGCCATAAAACAAACCAAACTGTAACTATTGCAGTTAGCCATCCCATATTATTTAAGTTTATTATCTCTATCTTCTAAATATTTTTCTGCCTTCCTCAATAAAATCTTTCCTCTCTGTTTAGGCCAAATCTTTTTATAGTAAAGGTTAGCAAACATAAACAATACTATTACTACTATTATCCAAAATATCATGTTAGTTAAGTTAATTAATCAAATAAAAAGTATCCGACACATAGAGCGAAGACAACTCCTAAGATCGCTATCATATTTAACAGGTATACCACACATCTAAAAAAATGCAAATAAGTTATCAACAAAACAGAATATTCTCAGGGTAAATAACAAAAAACACCCTTTCGGGTGCTTCTGCTAACATTCTTCTCTAACTGTACTAGAAGGCCTTTTAAAGAAAAATGTTATTAGTCCGTTTATTCTTGTCCAATAGATTGGTTAGAACATTAGGACTACCTTGACCAGGTATTAACACTATACCAAGAATAGGGCAGAAAGCAAGATTAAGTGTATAAACTGTGGATAACTCAATGCGGAGGGGATGGGATTCGAACCCACGGAACTGACCTGGTCAAGGTAGTCCGACTGTGTTTAAGACAGTTGCAATAAACCGCTCTACCACCCCTCCATATAAAAAACTCCATTCATCAACCGTCGTTGATAGAAAATCTAGCAACAAACGATTAGTGAATAGAGTTTTGAAAATCTAATCCGTCTTACAGTTGATGACCTTTTCAGGCAACTCCATTATACCTCAACTATATATCTCTGCAATAAATTAAAACTAATCCATTAAAATGCAACTAGATCAGAAACAAAAGAAAATGCTTCGTCTGGCTAAAGTAGCCGATAAGGGAGACATTGCTTTACTCGAAGAAATCAACTCTTTAGATGAGAGCGTTATTGCTGTGGATGCAAAAGTTGATGAAATAGCTAGTGAATTAGCCCTAAAAGTAGATAAAGCTCTTTCGATTGCAGAAGAAACAAAGAAGACAGAAGTAAAAGGATTGCCTGGTGATGATGGCTATACACCTATTAAAGGGAAGGATTATTTCGATGGAAAAGATGGGGATAACTATATTTTAACTGACTCAGACAAAACAGAAATTGCTTCAAAAATAGAAGTTCCAGTAGTAGAAAAAGTGGTTGAGAGAAGTACCATTATAAAAGAAATTCCTATTATTACTGAGAAGGTGGTGCAAGTAGCGGTGACTGACTTGCCAGACATGATCATTGAAAAAGTTAATACTAGTTCTAAGCAAATCAAACGAGAGAGAGTAGAGGGATTAGATGCCCTAGAAGCTCGTATAGTGGCAGTAGGTGAGAGAGGGAAAGGAGGCGGAGGTCCAACTAGTAAGCTCATCGCAGGGGCAAATATCAGCCTAGAACAAGTAGGAGGTGATACACGAATTTCTGTTATTCCAGTAGCAGACACCGACGAAAAAACAAAAGTATCAGCAAACGACACTACAGCAGGTTATCTAAACGGTAAGTTAGTAGCAGGATCAGGAATAACATTTACTGAAAACAATAACGGTGGTAACGAGACTCTGACAGTTGCTTTTGATAACGCTGGAGGTTATATAACAGGAGCTACAGATTCAACCCTTACTGAAACAGGAGATACTCTAGGTATTAACCTCGCCAACTCAAACACTTGGACAGGTGTTCAACATTTCAACCTAGCAGATGAAACTGTTACCCCAACACCTCCAACATCAGCTAACATTACGTTCACACTAGATGGTTCTGGGTTCTTTGCTAACGGAACAACTTACCAATACTACATATATTCATATTACTATGATGGATTTTCAACAGCGTATGATAGTGGAGGACTTTATGTAAGTGCAACAGACCCTAACGACTCAAGTAATTATAACATTGATTTAGACTGGAGTGGAGCTACTCAAGTAACTGGTTATATTATTTACGATGCAAACGGTAACCAATATATTGACGTTGGAAACGTCGTAGCATATCAAATAACACCTTTCACATCATGGACAGGTGGAACTCCAACGCTAAGTCCGACATCAATAGTTGTTCCAAGGTCAGCTGCTTGGTTTCAATCTGCAAGTGATTACTTTGCTTCAGACTTTACCCCTTTCAAGTTCGGATATAACGGATTATATGACTACCTTAGATTTAAGTGGGATTTTGCACAGCAACACTTACGCTTTGAAAATGCGTATGGAACTATACAAGAGATAAACACAAACATTCACGCAGATACGGTGTACGCTGGAACCCTCACAACTGGTTCCCCTATCGGTATAGCTTACGGAGGAACAGGTGCATCGTCATTTGGAGCAAATCGTATTCCATACATGAACTCTGGGAATACAGCAATGACTTCTAGTTCAAACTTTGCTCATGCAACGAATACATCGAAGATATTTATTGGGAACGAAACAACTACAACAAACAAGGTTCTTACTCTTAGGGGTATGGCTTCTCAGTCGGGGAACTTATTTGAATTACAGAACTCATCAGTAACACTTCTTTCTGCTTTTGATAGTGCAGGTAGACTTGGTGTCGGTGTTGCCCCGTCTTCAACTGTTCAAATAAAAACAACTCTGGGGGCTACAGGTAACAGAGGACTTGAAATCAACGGTATCACTTCTCAAACAGGCGACTATCTCGCGATTCTAAGCAGTGTTGGCACAAAAGCATTTTGGTTTGCTAGTACAGGAGCGATGGGCTTCGGTTCAGGAGCTTTGGCTGGAATGGCAAACGCTAACCTTGCACCTTACCTTGACGTTTCATTCGGTGGTTCTCCAGCTTCTATTGTTATGGGGGCGAACTTGAACAACGTCACTCGAACAAACAACACAGACAAATACGGGAGATTTTACGGCGCTCCTTATGCCACCGCTCAAAACGCTGTAAACATAATGCACTATGCTTCGACAGGTTCAGTGAACGAACTTTATGTCGGAGGAGGTTCAAGTATAGGTCAGGCGTTCACTGGGCTATTTTTCTACACAACACCTTCAATCAACACAAACTCTGGTACTCAGAGAATGGCTATGTTCGGCTCTGGTCGTATTGCTCTTGGAGACGGGTTAGTAGAATTGTACACAGCTCGACTAGCGGTAGTAAACACAACAACAGCAACAGACTCTACGCTTGAGCTACGAAGAAAATCAGACCAGACAGGTGCTCAACTTTCATTCAGAACAAGTGCAGGAACAGTTCAGTCAGCTTTCGATAAAGATGGTTACTTATCAGTGGGAGAAAGCGTGCTAAATGCCGCTTCACCTGTTGCCCATGCTCAATCTGTTTACTATGCACCGACAACTATTTCTGATAACTCGGCAACATTTAAGTCTTTGACTGCTATATCAAACAGTTCTGCGATGAACACATACTCTTGGTCAGGAATTTGGTCAAGAATGCAAAAATCAGGTGCAGGAACAAACGAGGCTATTTATGGTATCGGAGGACAAATTGAAACGCTCTCTGGCTCAGGAACATTGGCTCAATCAAAAGCTCTGTACTATGTAATGCAGTATGACAGCAACGTTACCGACTCACGAGGTATTGATATTTACTCATCAATCAATACAGGTTCAACAGTAAACGCTCACTACGGCTTGTATCTCCGAAACATGGCAGGTTCTGGAACTCTCACTACTCAATACGGTATCTATCTTGAGGACATGGCAAAAGGTGGCACAAATTTTGCTATCCGTTCTCTTGGAGGTGAAGTTGCATTTGCAGGCCAAACAAACGTAGGCCTTACAGGTGGAGCAGGAAAGCTATCTGTACTTTCTACAACAGAGCAACTAAGACTGTACTACGATGTTTCTAACTACTTCTCAACAACTGTATCAAGTGCTGGAGCAGTGACATTTAATGCAGTTGGTGCAGGGGCTAACTTCTTGTTCTCAGATGATGTAGAGCTTGACGGAGCACTAAACCACGATGGAACAACTGTAGGACTCTACGGAGTGACACCTGTTGCTCGCTCATCGACATACACAGTAACCAACGGAACGACAGATAGAACATACGATGCAGACGCAACAACTGTAAATGAGTTAGCGGACGTGGTCGCCACTTTAATAGCTGATCTGAAAGCTACTGGAATAATTGGATAAAAATATATGGCAAATTTTGGAGACATAACATCAAGTGTATCAATAGGAGCAGGACAAAGCGTTAGACGAAACGCTGGTGATACTGCCTTTGAGGCATTTACTCCTTCGGCTGGGGCGGGTGTGCCAGATGCAGACTACGGAGATATAACAGTGTCAGGAGGAGGTACAACGTGGACAGTGGACAATGGAGCTATAACGCTTGCTAAACAAGCAGACATGGCAACAGGAAGTGTGGTTTACAGAAAGACAGCAGGAACAGGAGTACCAGAAGTACAGACTCTTGCAACTTTAAAGACAGACCTTGCTATTACAAAAAGTGATGTAGGGCTTGGGAGTGTAGTAAATGCAGATACAACTACTACAGCAAACATTACCGACTCATCAAACAAAAGGTTTGTAACAGACGCACAACAAACAGTAGTCGGAAATACTAGCGGAACTAACACAGGCGATAACGCTGTAAACTCTCTTTATTCAGGGCTTGTAACAAACGCAACTCACACAGGCGATGTGACAGGGAGCGGTGCTTTAACAGCTCAACCTACTTTGATTACAGGTAAAAGTGCGGCGACAGTTGCATCTGGTGACTTAGTTTTGATTGCCGACATAAATGACTCAAATAACCTTAAGCAAGTCACAGCTCAAAGTATCGCAGACTTGGCAAGTGGTGGTGTCTCAGATGGTGACAAAGGGGACATTACTGTTTCTGGTTCTGGTGCTACATGGACTATAGATAACGGAGCAGTATCGAACGCTAAACTTGCTAACAGTGCTATTACAATCGCAGGAACTTCTACATCTCTTGGAGGTTCTATCACGCAAGACACTATTACAGGACTTGCTTCAACTGGTCTTGTTGAGAGAACAGCGGCAAATACTTTAGGAATTGCAACACCTATCACAGATTACCTACCTGGCTACACAGTAGTCGCTACGCTTGCAGGAGACCAAGGAACAGAAGCAAACACAACACCTGTAACACTCACAGGTTTAGTGTTTACCTACGAAGCAAATTCAAAGTATCTTATTGAGTGTATGGCACTTGTACAGCCGACAGCTGCAACAACGGGTTGTGGATTCCAATTCGACCTTTCGTCAGCGGTCACATCTATCTGGGTACTGTTCGACCACCAGCTTGCTAACACTGGTACACTTTCAGGTGGTCACTCAATCGCAGATAATGCTTCTGTAGGTGTATCAAGTGGTATGCCAGGAACATCAACGTACCCAGTTCGTGTTCACGGGTTACTTATAACAACAAGTAACACAGGTACAGCACAGCTTCGCTTCCGTTCGGAAACGACAGCAGTGACAACCTGTAAAGCAGGTACAACATTAGTAGTAAGAAAAATAGCTTAAATATATGTTTATAACAATTGAAAAAACAAAAGAAGAATTAGCAAAGGAAGCAGTTAGTGTTTTCAGTAAGGAATCACAAGATGTTCTTGATAACTACAAATACAATTATCAGAGACTTTTCAGTATGATTTGGAATACTTCGGTACACCCACAAGACTTCTTTGATGTTCTTGGCTCACAAGCTGTATCTATCTTTCAAACAGCTCAAGAAGTTGTCACTCACATAATGAAACTAGACCCTAGCTACACACCACCATCTGCTCCTTACGAGTTCAACATTAACGAAGATGGCACGGTAACAATTGGAGAGAAGATTATTGGTGAGGATCAGGTAAAAGTAATATAAAAATTTATGGATATAACAAAACTTACAACAACAGAATTAAAAGCATTGGCATTTGACACAATTGTTCAGATTGAACAGTTCCAAAAAAATCTTGCGACACTGAACCAAGCAATCGCACAGAAATTACAAGAAGAGCAGAAGGTAGAAGAAACCAAGAAAGACTAAAATGAAACGTACCATCAACGCATTTATATTAGGATCGATCGGAGTAATATTTACTTTTGACACTTTTGCGTATGTGACTCACAACGATTCTATTAGCGAACAAGTAACAGGATGGATAAATCAAAGTGTGGCGAACTTAGTAATCTTTATAGGAACTGTGTTGGTCATCTGTTTTCACTTTATATTTGATAAATACAAAGACTAACATGAATGAAAACGAGAAAAATGTAATGAATAGCATGAACCGTGAACTAGGAGAATTAAAAGGAGATGTTAAGGCAATTCACGATAAAATGGACGACTACAACCGAGAACATGGACGTATTCATATAGAAAATAAAGAAGACCTAAAGACGCTTATACACGAGACAAAAGATGTGGCAAACAAAGTAGGTATACAGAACGGCAGAGTAACAAAGATCGAAGGATTTGTAGCAGAGCAATCTAAATTAAACTCTAAATGGGACGGAATGATGATGGCACACTGGTCACGACTTGAAGCACAAGAAAAAAGACACTCATACTCTATGGGCGTACTCAAAGCTCTAGGCGTTATTGGGGGGTTGGTGCTTATCGCTGGTGGTTATATCTTCACACTTATCATAAAGGATATAAGTCGTGAGAGCGTCAAAGAAGTTTTATCAGATCGTGAAGTAAATACGACAAAATGAAACAAACACTTTTAATCGTAGGAAACAAGACAGCCAACTGGAAGTCATGGGATAAGAAACTTAAACACATTAAGTCTTATTTCAGTTCTAAGATAAATTTTGACATTACCTTAAAGCACATCGATGAATTAGTCCCTTACTACCAATTAGATGCTGATAGACGTATTCCTACAGAGCTATGGACTAAGAAATATCTTGGATCATATGACTTTGTGCTATTTGTTTTAGATCCTTCTGAGGCAATGCTTAATCAGGGAGGTTTTGCATTCGGTCAAATCGGAGTATCTCAAGTATGTTATCTGTGGGCTGGGGAAAATACTCAATGGAACTATCCAACATTTTCAGTAAATGCTTTTGAAAGCGGAGCAGTCCACGAACTATTCCATGCCATTTTTAAGAAATGGAACTTACCAGACTCGACTCACTATCACTGGGATAGAAATCAATTAGAAAAAGCACTGCTCGACATTCCTAACATAATTTTAATTGTTCACCACACTGGAACACCTAGAGATACTACAAGTCTCAAGGCTATTCTAGCGGATCATAACAATAGATACGGCCGGGCTTTCTATCAATGTTTCATCACTCCAGACGGAGTAGTTCACTGGAACCACAATCTTTTAAATACTCGTATAGGAGCTAGATCAATAGATTATTGTCTTGTCGGTAACTTCGTCAATGAACGCCCCACAGAGGCTCAGTTAGAGTCTTTAAACGTGCTCACAGACGGTAAAGAGTTCATGGGCCATAAAGACGCAGTTAAACGATACGGAGCAACACCCTCTGAGTGTCCGGGCAAGTTGCTTGTGTACTTAAAAGAGTATCGGGGAGAACTTTCAAATATTCAGGTGATGTTGCAAGCGATAGGCGAGCAGATCAAAGCATTATTTAAATTAAAAAAATAATATGAAAAAGTACGGATTTTTATCATCATCAGTAAACCCACAAGCTCTATCTCTCACTATTACAAGTGGAGTACGACTCATTGGTACACTTCTTTCAGCAGTCCTAGTCCTTCAGGGAATTGACTACAAGATCGAGAACGAGGTAATAGATCAAGTAGCAAGTTCACTTGTGATGATTGTGACTGCGGTCTTTTCTTTCATCGAAGGAGCACGGTTTTTATACGGTCTAGGACGAAAGATTATGGTTGCGATGAGTGCAAGGCTAACTGATCGATAGTTTACTGCTACGGCTTCTCTGTGAGGGCAGGGAGGCCGTGTGGAGTATATTAAGTTCCCAAACCCCCTAATCATTCATGATCTAGGGACAACCCCATAGGCACACCATTCAACGTGCCACTTTCTAAAAAAGAAACACATAAAATTTTTATGGGGTTTGGGAACTTAATCAGATCTTTTACATATGAATCACCAACTTACTCTTTTTGAAGACGTGCTAGGTACTTACTTTTATTGGCAAGCTCCTGGATTACCACGTCATGACTTTCTCTTAATTTTCTAGGCCGAATCGCTACCGGCAGGACCAGATAGGTCTAGATTTGTCTTTATTAGACCTATTCTAGACCTATCTACTCTTTCACATGAAAACCGAAACATCAAAACTGCTCATTAAGCACGTTCTGTTGAGGTGTCGTGTCTCATTAGAACGGCTGTTTAAACTGTCATTCGATTACGCCGAAGAACGCGTTACAAAAAAACAAATGGTCCAGATTTTTTTGGATTATGAATATTTTGGAACACTACCAGAAGCGGTCGAGGACTATTGTCTCCACCTCTTAGCTAAACACTAAAATGGAAACTTACTATCCACAAATGCAACGATACATAAACAACCAACGTCGGAGGTTAGCAAATGCAAACCGAAAACCAGTTGCCAAAAGCAACTCACCAAAAACTGGAACTACTCATGCTCAAGCACGAGTTCACCCTTTCTCAAGAGGAAATGGTTAGAAGTCTATCAGAAAAGTCGCAACTCTCTGCAATGCTTTTAGCTGCAGAAATAATTCAACAAAAGAAAGAAGGTGTTCATCTCACCTAGGCCTACAACGCCTAGTATGGTCATAAGTTGACCAGAGTTCTACTACAGTAGGACTCTTTTTTAAATATGTGAACGATGGTTCACATGTAACACTTAACACGCCTTAACTGAGCCATATAACACATCGACGTTTGCCAATGTTTGTGAACGCATTGTATCCACAGTTATTTTAGTTTTTCTTTAGAGAAAGGGGAGTATGATGATGTGTAAGGAGAGATCCTTTTAGTAGTAAGTTATTCTAAAAAGTTGACAATGTAGAAATACGTTGTAGTGTCTGAACTAACAACTAAATAAACGCCCGACCCCGAAAGTACAAAATAGGGGGATAATTCTGATTAGGGTCTTGTAAACATAGTATACTTACTATGTAGTCTTCGGACTACGCACAAGCCCGGACTGTCAGAAGCCGGGTTTTGTGTTATATGATCCAACAAGAAAAAAATCATCACTTATATGGAAAGACTCACTTGCAACTTGCTCACCACGCTTTTTCTGCGTATAGCAGAAGTACAACTGAACAGTGGTTATATGTCCGATCTATAGAAGATGGATCGGTACACTTTGTTGGTAAAATCATTGACGGTAAAGAGGAGTTAGCTGAGAATTGGCATAAGTTTTGGGTAATACGCCACGGAATGAAAAGCTTTGTCCAGCGTGTTTTACGTGACAACGGTAGGCAAAAACATTACAATGAGTTAATGCAGGAAAAGAAGGAAAAGAAGCGACCACAAGGCAGACAGCCACGTCTAGAAGACCAGAAGAAGGCGAGGGCTATGCGTCTGAAAGGTAAGACATATAAAGAGATCTCTTTGATAGTACTAGGACGATACGATAAAAAGCAAATGT